TAGCGAGAGATAAAATTGACGCAAAGAAGAAGTAATTCATTAAGTGGAGGTGTATCATCGGGTCCACCGCCTAAGAGAGGACCAAATCCACAAGGAATAAAAGTTCAAGATGGCAAAAAACTCTTACGAAAATCTTTCAGAAAAAAATAAAATACTTTTCCTAGCTGGTCTTTTTGATGGTGAGGGTAGTTTTGGTATTTGGGGTAAGGGTAACGGAAGAAAATCATTTCAATGTGGTATTGAGATGTGTGATAAAGATATTTTAGATAGATTTTCTGATTTTTTTGGCGGTAATGTAATGAAAGTGCGAATTAGAAAGCCAAATTGGACACAAACCTGGAGATGGAGACTATCTGGTACAAGGGCTTACGAATGTATAGATATTTTGATAGAATACATGTGTTTAAGAAGACAGGAGAAATACTACAATGTGGTTAAGCGCGATAAAATTAGCCGTCTCTGCTGGAAGTAAAATATACGCTAACAAGCAGAAGACGAAAATGGCAATGTCTGAAGCACAGCTTATGCATGCAACTAAGATGGCCCAAGGTGAAGAAGCTTACCAAGGCAAATTATTAGAGGCAAGGCAATCGGACTGGAAGGACGAGGCGGTCCTCGTAATATTGAGTTTGCCCGTGTTGGTGCTCGCGTGGGCAGTGATATCGGATGACCCAACAGCAATGGACAAAGTAAAATTGTTCTTTGATATGTTCTCGCAGCTTCCATCATGGTTCACAAACTTATGGATCCTTGTTGTGGCATCGATATATGGTATTAAGGGAACTCAAATCTTCAGAAACGGTGTAGGTAAGAAATGAAATATTTAGTAACAATCATTTATCATTGGTCAACTAAATTAACTTCATGGTCTTGGACTAAATTATACGGAAACAGAACAACAGGACTAGGTTATAAAAAATGAATCTACAAAGAGATTTACAAAAACTAAGAAAAGAGAAACAGATGAAAGATTCTGCTACTGCTCAACTACGTAAAAGAAGTAAAGATTCAGTGGCTAGACCTAAAGCAGAAAAAAATATATTATCAACAGACCCAAGGATGCAACAGATATGACAAAATTATGTGCTAGAGGCAAATCAGCTGCCAAAAGAAAATTTAAAGTTTACCCGTCTGCGTACGCAAATGCATACGCTTCGAAAATATGTGCGGGTAAAATAAAAGATCCATCAGGAACTAAGAAAAAAGATTGGGGACCTAAGAAAGCCAACAAAGGTCTTCATGCCGAAACTAAAAAGAAAAAGAAAGTAATACCAGGTGATCCAAGAGAAAGACATGAATATTTAAAAAAAATTCAAAATCCTATTTCTGAATATGATAAAAAAGGTAAATTAAAATATACAGGTGCTAAAGTTGGGATGAATGTTACTGCTGGTGGTCAATCAGCCATGGGTAGATTAGAAAAATCTGGAATGCGTGGTGGTGGAATAGCAATCAAAGGAACAAATTTTAAAGGCGTATTTTAGTGAATAAAAAAGGTTCATGTTGGGAAGGGTACGTTCAAAAAGGAATGAAGAAAAAAGGGAATCGAATGGTTCCAAATTGTGTGCCTGCTATGAAAACAGGTGGACTAACAAAATGGTTTAATGAAAAATGGGTAGATATTGGAGCAAAGAAAAAAAGTGGCAAGTATCAAGAATGTGGCAGAAAATCTGCCAGTGGTTCAAAGCGGAAGTACCCGAAGTGCGTACCACTTGCAAAAGCCACAGCGATGTCAAAGTCGCAAAAGGCCTCTGCTGTTGCCAGAAAAAGATCAGTAAGTAATGCAGGACCAAAACCAGCTAACGTAAGGACATAAAATGTGGAAATGGATAAAAAAACTATTTAGACCTTGGAAACTAAATAAAGTATCACCAGATATTAAATCGGTAAAACCTAAGGTGGACTTAACTGGTCTTACCAAAGGTGATATAAAGAAATTAATCAAACAAGGAAAATTATAATGGCTGATATAGGTAAATTCAAAGCTCATCAAAAAATGATGAAAGACCCTGAAAGAAGAAAAGCTTACGTCGATGCGATGAAACGTAGAAAAAAAGATACAGCATCAAAAGGTAAAATTTCTAAGCCTTCTAGATCAATGATGATGGACACAACTACAAGTGCATATGGAGATGCAGGTAGAGGTAGACCAGTTCCTAAATTCAAAGAAGGTGGTATTTGTAGAGGTGCAGGTGCTGCAATAAAAGGCACTAATTTTAAGGGCGTTTTTTAGTTTACAAAAATCATAGATAATATATAGATTCGTTATGAGTCTAAGAGCAACATTGTTACAAGCACTAGAAGATAGATATAATGCTCAAATATCTGAAGCTGATGCAACAATTCAAATATATCTAGAAAAACCTGTAGCGATTGGTGAGCACCCACAACACATTGATGAAATAGATAAGCTAATTACAAAAATAGCTGAAGCAGAAGAAAAAATTGCTGTACTTCAACAGTTTAAATTATGATTGAAGGTGATGGTAAGGAGTATGAGTTATTAATCGAAGCTTGTAAATCTCTAACGGCTGATAATTTATTTACAGCAGAAATTGGTGTTAGAAGAGGACTTGGGTCTAAGTTAATATTGATGAATTTAAATCATAAAAACCATTGGCACATAGGTATAGACCCTTATGGTAATTTGTCTTATTCACATTTTGATAAAAAAAATGCTATTACTTGTGACTATACCAACAGCATGAAACTACAATTAATAAAAGATTTAGACTATGAAAATTTTACTTTGTTTCAAATGGAAGATGATGAGTTTATTAGAAGATTTTCAGATGGTGTTCCTATTTACCGAGATAAAAAAGAAATTATTAATACATATGATTTAGTTCATTTTGATGGACCACATAAAACAAAAGACGTAATCAAAGAAGCTATATTTTTTGGAGAAAGATCTAAAGTAGGTTCAATTTTTGTTTTTGATGATTACCCATACTACGATATAGATGCAGTTTTAAAAATTATAGTAAATGAATTTAGTTTTGATTTATTAAAACAAGGAAAAAGTAAACTTTCATTAATTAAAAAATAAATGGACATAGATACAATATCACTTGTACAACATAAAGTTAAGAAAGCTCTAGCTCGATTGAAGTCACACGCTATATATGGTGTTGACACCATGGAGAAACTACAATATGTTAGGGGTCAAATCAGATCTCTTGAAGATCTGCAACAGGATCTTAAAGACCTGCTGACAACAACGGAGTATGAAGATGATAGAGTCCACGGAGACACCGAAACGGACTGAAGCACTTCTAGATGCCTACAAGGCAAAAGAAGAAGTAGAAACAGTCCTTGATCCAAAAGCGATCGACAAATCAACATTAGATAAACTACCAAACCCAACTGGATATAGACTTTTAGTTCTGCCTTTTGCAGGACCTAAAAAAACTAAAGGTGGTCTTTGGTTATCTGATGCAACACAAGAAACAATACAGATGACTACAGTTTGTGGTCTGGTATTAAAAATGGGAGATCTTTGTTATCACGATAAAGATAAATTTCCAAAAGGGCCTTGGTGCAAACTAAATGAATGGATAATTTTTAGTAGGTACGCAGGTTCAAGATTCAAAATAGACGGAGGAGAAGTAAGAGTTTTAAATGATGATGAAGTCATTTCAACTATAAGCGACCCCAACGATATTTTGCACCATTACTAGGAGGACTAAATGGCAGACATACAAGAAAAAAATCCATCAGTGGAATTAGATACTGATGGTGTTAACGATCAAACAATAGAAGTAGAAACTCCAACAGAGTCAACAACTGAATTTGAAAAAAAAGAAGATGTTGATTTAGGTTACACGGATGTTTCTGGTGGTAAAACTGCAAAAGAACTTTTACAAGAAGCAAAACAAACTGAAGCAGAAGAACCAAAAGCAGAACCAAAATTTGAACAAGTAGAAGAAAAAGAAGAAGACACAGGTCTTCAAGATTATTCTGATAAGGTTCAAAAAAGAATAAAAAAATTAACCTTTCAAGCTAAAGAAGCTGAGCGTAGAGAAAGAGCGGCAGTGGAGTATGCAAAAGGTTTAAAAAGTAAGTATGAAAGTGCTGAGAAGAAATTTGAAGAAACTGATACTAACTACCTCAAAGAATATAACGCTAGAATTGATTCGGAAAGAGATAAAGCAAAAGCTGAATTAAAAGTAGCTTTAGATTCTCAAGATGCAGATCAAATTATGGAAGCTCAAGATAAGCTTACAAAATTAGCTGTAGAGAAAGAAAAAGTTTCGATGACTCTTGATGAAAAAGAGTCTAGAAAAAAAGAAGTAGAATCACAACCTGTTGAAGAGCAAAATCAAGCTCCGCAACCACAAATTAGTACAAGAGCTCAGGAATGGGCTACAGAAAATGAGTGGTTTGGATCTGATAGAGTATTAACTTCTGCTGCTATGGGAATACATGAAGACCTGTTGCAGGAGGGAATTGACGCGGAGAGTGATGCCTATTATAATCAAATCAACAAACGTATGAAGGAGTATTTCCCTCAGAAATTTGCCGAATCTTCTACTGAAGAAACAACAAAAGCTGCACCCGTCCAAAACGTAGCTTCTGTTAGCAGAAGATCAGGTGGACGCAAGTCTGTGAAACTCACCAAATCACAGGTAGTTATCGCTAAGAAATTAGGGGTGCCGCTAGAGGAATACGCAAAATACGTGAAGGAAGGAGCCTAATATGGAAACTATTAAAAAAACTTCACGCGAGTCTGAATCTAGAACTAAACTTTCTAGAAAGAAAGATTGGACTCCACCATCCAGTTTGGATGCGCCAGCGCCACCGCAGGGATATTCACATAGATGGATAAGAACCTCTGCAAACGGTTTTGAAGATCCAGGTAATGTATCTAAGAAACTAAGAGAAGGGTGGGAATTTGTGAAAGCCGAAACACTTTTAAGTGAAATAGGTGAACATGATTATCCCGTCATTCATGAAGGCAAACACGCTGGTTTAATCGGAATTGGTGGCCTTGTGTTGGCAAGGATACCGGAGGAGATATTGAAAAGTCGTGCTGAGTATTTTAGAAAAATAACTCAAGACAGAACAGACGCGGTTGATCGAGATCTTATGAAGGAGCAACACCCGGACATGCCTATCAATATTGATAGACAGTCTAGAGTTACCTTTGGTGGTAGTCGTAAAAAATAATTTTTTTGCATTACCTACTTTAGATAGCTTGGATTAAATAAACTAACTAAGTTAAGGAGAACTGACAATGTCAAATCAACTGGAAAAGTTTGGTCTTAGACCATACAGAAAACTAGATGGTACACCATTAGCAGGAGCCCAAAACAGATATACAATTGCAGCAGGTTATGCTACTGCAATATTCCAAGGTGACTTGGTACAGCCTACTACTGCTGGTAATGTTGAAAGACATACTGGTAATACTAGTGACGCTGTTGTGGGTGTTTTTAACGGAGTTTTTTACAACGATCCAACTACTCAAAAGCCAACGTACAAAAATTACTACCCTGGTTCAATCACACCAACTCAAGGCGATATTACAGCCTTTGTTGTTGATGATCCAGATGCAGTATTTTTAATGGACGCAGACGAGGCTTTTACTAGAGCGGACTTGTTCAAAAACTACTCTGTTACTACTGCAGGTGGAGTAACACAAACAGGAATATCAAGCGTGCAATTAGATGTAAGTGCCTCAGGTACTGCAGCTACTTTTGCGGTTCAAGCAATTGATATTACACAGGATCCGGATAATTCGGATACTACTGTATCAAATGCTAACATTCTTGTTAGAATCAACAATCACTTCTATAGAAGTGGTACAGGCATATAGGATAAAGGAGAATAACTATGGCAATATCACGATCACAGCTAGTTAAAGAACTAGAGCCAGGTTTGAATGCTTTATTCGGCCTGGAATATAGTAGATACGAAAATCAGCATGCTGAAATTTTCGCTACTGAAACATCTGACAGAGCTTTTGAAGAAGAAGTAATGTTAAGCGGTTTCGCTTCTGCACCAACTAAACAAGAAGGTGCTGGAGTAGTGTTCGATCAAGCGGGTGAAACTTTCACAGCTAGATACAACCACGAAACTATCGCTTTAGCATTTGCTATTACTGAAGAAGCGATCGAAGACAACCTATACGATAGACTTGCGGGCAGATACACAAGAGCTCTTGCAAGATCTATGGCAAACACGAAGCAAGTTAAAGCTGCAAATGTTTTGAACAATGCGCAAGTTACAACTGCTACAGGTGGTGACGGTGAATCCCTAATCGGAAACGCTCACCCACTTGCAACAGGCGGAACTTTCTCAAACGTTTTAGCAACTGCTGCAGACCTTAACGAAACTTCACTCGAGCAGTCATTAATTGACATTGCTGGATTTGTCGATGAAAGAGGCTTAAAAATTGCTTCTTCTGGTAGAAAAATGATAATTCCAAAAGAATTACAATTTACTGCTGAGAGAATCATGAAGTCGCCAATGAGAGTTGGAACTGCCGACAATGACATCAATGCAATTAATAACATGGGAATGGTTCCTGAAGGTTACAGAGTTAATAAC